CGTTTTACCTCCATAACCCCTAGAGTTCTTTGTGAAACTGTTCTGGCTACTCCGCTACTTGTAGATGCAGGATAAGCTATCAGATATATAGTATAAGATGCCGCCGGCAGTGTTACTTCAATTCCATGGTATACATTCCCTAAGGCTGTAGTTTGACCTACTGAAGGAGTGTATCCAGAAAATAACACAGGTCCTGATACAGCATTATCTAAAACAATTTGGTAGAGCATTAGACCCGTACTACCAGATAGATCTATTTTTACCAAACCATAACTGAAACCGAAAGTTATGTACAATTTACTACCTGTAGAAGTTATAGGTACTTCAGCACAGATTATATTTGCATCACTAGTAGTGGAGCTATCAATATAATCTGTGACTAGAACTGCTGTCGCGTCAGATAGAATTTCATTAGTATTTACAGCACCAGTACCAATTTCGCCATTGGTTACAGCACCCGTTTGAATAGAGCCTGTAGTAATAGAGTCAGCAGCCATTTGAGCTGCTGCTATAGTACCGTTTACAATAAGATCGCCACCTATATTAACATTACCATTCATAGAAAGAACACCGTCTGAATATTCAAAAGGCGTTACTTGAGCACCGGCAGAAGTATCAGCCGGGTCTATGATCTTAAAGGTATCAGCTACTATTATAAATTCGCTGGTAGAAGGAGAGCTTATAAGCTTGAATCCTGTTAACCTACCATTTACATCAGCAGTAACAGAGTATTGAGCCTCGATCCCGTTAATACTAGTAGCTTGTGTACCAATAGTAGTGGTATTTTCACCTACTGTAGTAGTAAGTGCAGATATATCTGAAGCGGCTGTTGTAGCTACTCCTTCAGTAACGCCCACTCTAGTTGTTACTCCAGATAGTGCTGTTGCTGTTGCTGCTACACCAGTAGTACCATTGTTAACTGTAGATTCTAGATTAGTAATATCAGTTGCTGATGTAGATATTGTACCTTCAGCAGTTGTTACTCTAGTTGTTAGCCCTCCAAGGGCTGTAGAAGTAGCTGCTACACCAGTAGTACCATTGTTAACTGTAGATTCCAGATTAGTAATATCAGTTGCTGATGTAGATATTGTACCTTCAGCAGTTGTTACTCTAGTTGTTAGCCCTCCAAGGGCTGTAGAAGTAGCTGCTACACCAGTAGTACCATTGTTAACTGTAGATTCTAGATTAGTAATATCAGTTGCTGATGTAGTTATTGAACCTTCAGTGGCTGTTACTCGTGTAGTAAGTGCTGTTGCTGCAGTAGCCCCTGCCGTAATAGCAGTATTAGCAGTAACTAGATCAGAGGTCAAACTAGTAATGTCACTAGACTGGGTAGTTATAGTGCCTTCAGCAGACGTTACTCTTGTAGTAAGAGCACTTGTAGCCGTAGCATTAGCTGTAACACTACCGTCTGTGGTAGCTAAATCAGATTCTAATTGAGTTATGTCCGCAGCTAGAACCACTATACCATCTTCATTATCAGTTATTCTAGTAGTCAGAGCTGAAGTAGCCGTAGACGAGGTAGCAATAGTACCTTCAGCAGTCGTAAGATCAGACCTTAATTCAGTAAGTAAAGTAGACTGAACAAGTATATCACCCTCTGATACTTCGACTCTAGTTTCCAGGGTTTGTGTAGCTTGTGCGACACTGTCTGCTGTTTCCAGTTCTAAGGTAGCATCATCTTCTAGAGTTAGAGCTAAGTCAGCTTCGTCCTCTACAAAAGATATGCTGGATTCTAGTTGTGTTACTCGGGCAGCTACAGCAGATACTGTTTCACCCGTTGTAATTAGAGTTTCTAATGTATCAATTGCGGTAGCGTTGGCTACTACATCGGTAGCTAGACCTGCTGACGTAGACTGAAGTACGGTTATTTCACCATCAAAATCAGCAAATCTACTGTCTTCAAGACTCTGCCAAGCCGCACCATCCCAATAGTATGGAGTATTTTGTGGGCTTTCGTACCATCTAGAGAAAGTAGGAATAGGGTCAGGGTAACCAACCCCCGGTACTGGAGCAGAGGCGCTAACATAAACATCTCCTACTGACTGAGTTATTTCACCTATTAGGCTCTCAACCGTAGTTACAGAACTAAGGGTTGTTGCTAAATCTGTGACTAATTGTCCTTGAATTACTGCTAGATCAGATTTAGTCTGTTCTAGCATAACGCTACCATCTTCTAGTAAGAAAGTAACGCCATCTTCGCCTTGTAGGTCTGTATTACCTTCTACTCGTTCTTTAGTACCATCATCATCGACAATAGCAGTCCAAGTAATCTTCTCACCTCTGTTAGCTGAGAATGTGCTTAAAGAGAATACACCTGCGGTATTAAGAACCTTCAGAACTACAAAGTCAAGAGATAGGTCTGGCTTCCATGCCATTTGGTAAATTCTATCCGTAGAGAAACTTCTGTTAACTGGGGTTCTCGTAGTTATAGCTGTAGCACTAACTGATTTTACGAAGCCGTACCAGTCATCTGCTGATTCTGAATATTCAGTACTAGTACCAAACTTAACCAAATCGCCAGCACTAAGACTAGCAGATAGATCAGCAGAAGTTGGGATAGTATCACTCCAAGCAGGATATACTACACTATTTATAGTTTCAGTAGCTGTATAAGTAGCTGTAGCTGCTAATACCGAAAGACCTTTATTAGCAGCGTTAATTGTCTGCCAGTATTGGAAATTAGAAGTAGCAGCACTATTATTTGTAACAACAGCATCAGTATATAATTCAGCAACCACGAACTGACCAGTAGAAGCATCAAATGCTAGGTAGCCAGATTCCCCAGTAGATAAACCGGAAAAATCGAATGTAGTAGGGGAACTGGTTACATCATATATCGCGCCCTTTGGCCCCGTGACTGAGAAGGCTGCTGCCCCAACAGTAAGTATACCTGTATCGGCTACAAGGTCGAAAGTAGTATCAACACTACCACCTTTGCTAAGACCATTAACGTTCTCGGTTACGAATACGTCATTTCTTTGATCAATTACATTGAAGGTTGCATTTGCATTTACCCACTTAGACACCTGACCAATATTGCTTACAGATCTTACCTGAATTTTGTAGTCACCTGGTATAAGGTTTTCTATTGTAAATGTTGGTGTTTCTGACGATACAGAAGAAAAAGAGTTGAACTCTCTATCTTCATTCATGTTGTGTCTAACGTGGTATCCAAATAGGTAAGGGTATACAGTTTCTACACCTGTACCAAGTGGTTGTTCCCAAGTCACATTAGCTTTAGAGCCGTTAGCGGCCCCTTCAATTAAGCCTGTGTTACCACCACCTGAGTCGAAAGATAGTAGTAAATTACGAGGAACCGGAACGGTATCACTGTAATTAGGGAATGCTTCATATGTTCTCTGGTATAGAGAGTAGCCCTTGTCAATAGCATCAAATTTGTCACCAAAGTATTCGTTAGCTGAAATAGCAAACTCATTAGGGCCTTCTTCAACCATTGTTATAACACGGTACTTTCTAGTTATTTCAGCAGTATTAATGTTATCAACTCTTGAGATAGCCCAAGTCACTTCAGAATTAGGTGTACCACTGAAAGGAGCACTAACTTCTAAGCTAGATACTGTTCCAGTTGAAGTAACACCACGAGTCTCAACCCTACTGAATTCAGTCCAGTAAGAATCAACCTTATTATTAGAAGAATCAATAATATTAGAAGCCAGAGTAGCTGTAGTTATGGAAGTTATTGTTCCGTCTACATCAACCGATTCTAGTAAGTCACCCTTCTCCAGTATGATAGTAGCTGTTGATAACGCCGCTTCAGTACCTGTAGTTACTACGGTAGCAGCGGTATCAGAAGCTATAGTGTCCACTACGTAAGAAGTGCCATTAATTACTATAGGACGGCCAACTCGTAGTTGACTAATGAATGAAGTGCTTGTTCCAGTAAGTGCACTCGTAGCTAGTTGTACGGTACCTGAAGTAGTAAATGTAGCACTATCCTCAGACAAGTAGGCCCCACCCGTAGGGAATATCAAGTGCAAATTATATGAACTAGTACCTAAACTAACGCTTCTGTCTAATGGAATAGTATTAGTATCTAATGTACCAGTTGCACTTATACGACCACTTTGTGTATATCCAGTTCTATCGTAGTCTTGAATGTATATGATATCACCAGGAACTACGAAAGAAGCGTTCATTGCAGTCTTAAAACTAATAACACTACTCTCTAGTTTCTCAGTAAGATACATCCAGCGACCAAGTCTATTAGCCTGTCCCTGACTCGTACACCCTAAAGCCACAACGTCTTGAGTTATAATTCGACCGTGCTCTAATATAGATTCCGTATCTTCTACAGTCTCTATTTGTTGTTGGTATAACTTATCTGGGTTGTTCCAAGTAACATTTATTTGATTACTTCTAAGTCTGTTTCCTGAAGATTGGTACATAAATTGACCACCCATTATATTAGCTTTGTTAAAAGTATATACGGGTTCTTTAGGCCGATCCTGTACTAAGGTTGCTTTACCTTGTACCCAGAGATTAAGCGAGCGGAAAATACTAGCTAAATTAGATAGTAGTTCTATAGCTTCTTGTTTCTCTTTTATGTAAACGTTACATGTAAATCTAGGCTCTGTTCCGCCATTACCATCAGGTACTAATTCATCACAATACCTAGCAATTTGGAAAAGCTGAAATTTGTCTACTAAAGTTGCATCTACGAATTCTCCCACACCATATCTGTTGTTGATTAGTAGATCGTAAAATATCCAAGCAGGGTTATTACAATAAACTTTATTATAGTTTATATTAGAAGGGGTATCTCTCCATGTAGTGTCAGTAAGATCGCCCCTGAATTTACCGTCCCATGCTTGATACGTGCTTTCTTGCGCGCCAGTTGTAACGTTTCTGGTATATGCTCTGGTAGCCGGAAAGTAGTTTGTAGGCACCTGCATTTTAATACCCTTAGCTTCGTAGCTTCGAGTAGGTACTTTGTTGAATTCAGAAGAATTAACAGATATACCAGCTAATGCGGTATGAGGCATTGATAATTTATCTACCACTCCTACAGTGATACTTTGGAGATATGTTTGATGCTGTCCTACGTAATGATCTATAGTTTCTTCATCAATAGTAACACGTTTAAGTACAACTCTGAAATCATCAAAAGGCTTTAGGGGTTCTAGGTTAATGAAGAAGTCCCTAATAAATTTGGTTTTGGTTTTTGCAACTATCATACCACCATTACTATCAGTGTTAGCACCACCATTGAATAGAGAGGCTCCCCGACCATTAGCTTGGTTTGTAGATGGCCCATAATAAGGTACAGTATCATCTGTAATAGAAGGGTACCAAGAACCATCTCTTTTATACTGTACGAATATTTGTAGTTCAGCTCTGGTTGAATATTCTCTACCAGAGTTTTGACTAACTTTAATCATGGAAGGAACCACAATAGTCATGCGAATAAAGTCAGCTTCTTCTGCATTACTAAGTCCAAGTGTAGATGATGCCGTCTTAATTACAGAAGAACCCGTTCCAGATTGAAAGTCAGTATGCTGCTTAAGTTCATCATTAAAAGCGTATGAAGTAGAGTTGCTCTGTGTAAGAAGTTTATTAACTGGTTGAGATAGAGTACCCGTAGAGATTTCATAACCTACGTTCTCAAAATTATAGTTATTAGCACTAGTAGTTGCTTGATATTTTGGGTAGACTAAAACGTTGGTATTAGTTGCTGAAGCAACGGCAACGGCCGCAAGCTCTATTGATGCAGTATTAGTAATAGAAGCAACGGTAGTTACTAAGTCAGAAAGTAATGACCCAGAAGTTACTTCTGTAGCAATAGGTCTAGAAATAGTAGCGGAATTTGCACTAACTATAGCAATAATTCTACCTACCCACTCAGAACCATTTACGCCACCACCAGGTATTCTAAACGTAGTTCCGGAACCTGCTCCTCCTATAGATATGTCAGCAGCAGTAAAACCGCCTGCAGAATCATAAATAGTAGTAGTCCCCGCTGCTGCCGATATAGTGCTGGATATACCTCTGCCAGCACCCACAACAACAATTCGTCTACCTACGTCCGTAATAGTAGAATCAAACCCCGCTGAGGCCGCAACTGTTAATGTTGCGTCACCCGCTGTAATAGAACCATAGGTTCTTACAGATTTTACAGTTGAATAATCTGTAGAGTTTATTAATGGAGTACCATCCAAGTATACAGATGAGGCACCGTCTACTAGACCTTCAATCTCACCTTCGGAGATAAGGTCTACAATAGTAACTGTCTGATCTTTATACATATTGGTATCGTTAGAATTGGAAGGTCGACCACCAAATCCACCAGATAAGCCACTAAAATCGTATTCTATAGCCATTATTGATACTCTCTTATAACTAGGTCCGATTCAATAATCGTCCCGCTAGATCCTTCTGGATTGTGAACATTTGATATAACAACTTCCTCTGAAGTCGCGTCTACCAGCCCACCACCAGATACTGTTAGATCACCTGGATAGAATGGGATTGGGGACGACGTGGAAGGAGTTTTTCCAGCCCTTAGATCAAAACTTATTGGTGCACCACCTACTAATAATTGTCCATATAGTAGAGGTACTGGTAATCCTTGTTTGACACTATTTTGAGGTCCAGTAAAGAAATTACCTGATTTTTCTGCTTTATCAGCGTCTGGAGTTTTAGATAATAATTGAGTCACACCACCTATAGCTAAGTTAGCTGCTATGCCAAAAGCAGCAGTCTGCAGACCTGAAACTACAGCAGCTGTACTAGCACCAAATGCCTCCCCAGTAGCTAATGTACCACCAGGGCCTAGAACTACGAAGGCAAAGACTGTAATTATAATAGCAAGGAGGATTTTCCCCCACCCTTTTCCAGAACCTGTAGGTATTAAGGATATATACACATCTTCTACGCTGGTGTTGCCTAATTCAATAGGATCGTCAATGATTTCGTCACCAACTAATATAGATAGATCTAGTCCCGCCTCACCACACTGTATAAGAAAAGCTTTAAAATCAGGCGTTTGACAGTTTATAAGTTTAAAAATGTCTACAACATTATCTACGCCTACATTCCATTCAGAACCAAAACGATTACCTAGCTCTCCTAATAGATATATTTTTCTATTCATTATATTTTATCCATTTCCCACTAGGGACTTCAACTACCCAGTAAGGAATAGCTAATGCTTCACTAGCAGACTTGTCATGTGGACTAAGCTCAAAATTTTCTTGATTCACGTGGCTATGAACTATAGCTGTAGGCTCACCACCATTTATCACATGTCGTATATAATCAGCAGAATTCATTTCGAACCCATCATCTTCTAATGACATATTCTCAATAGGGAACCACTTGTCACCAATTACTATAGCACAGCCCTCTCTAGGAGCCTGTGTTTTCATATACTCAAATAATTCATCTAACATTAGAAGTTCCTTGCTGTTGGGAATGCCCCATAAGGTTTAATGGCAGTAGCATTTGCTACTGCTGTAACCTTACTTATACTAAATCTGTGGGTACCTGTTCCTTCACCAGTTAAGTCTACATTTGTGCCTGCAGCAGCATTAGCTGGTGTTGTTGCTAGTTCAAAAGTATCGTTTGTAATCTTAATAACATAGTAAGTCTGTCCTGTAGTAAGTCCACCAATTCCACCAATGACGCCCGCTGTAGATGAAGAACTATATGTTATAGGCTGGCCTGTAACTACTCCATGAGCTACACTAGTTACTATGTCGGAAGCGGCACTAAAGGAAGTTGAAGTTATAACTCCTGATACAGCTACTCCGAATCTAAGTGAACAAGAAGTTAGTGTCTTACCACATAAATCCCCTTTAGCCCAATAAGAATTATACCCAGGTGCCGTTACATGTACAGTAGTCTCTTGACTTTTAAAGCTAGCCTTCCATAACTTGTGTACAGTAGTGCTGACCCCTTTTATAGTTTCAGAACTAGCATACAAAGCGTATGAGTTAAAGTCTGAATCTGTATATACATTTAAAACCATATCTGTGGTGTAAGGAGTATATAATCTAACTCGATACCAATCTGCACTAGTATCAGAAGGGGTTGTACTAGTAGCCACTCTACATAACCAGTAATCATTTGCGGCTGCCGTTACTGCTATACTACCATCAGCGCCTATTCTCTTGACTGAAGATGTTCCTACTGTTTTATAATATCCGTTTGCTGTCGCTGAAGTAGAAAAGGTTGTGAAAGTAAGATAAGATGGTACGACGTATTCATCCTCTTTGTTTACATATACATTGTGACGAACTCCGTCTATGTATATAGCACTCTCATTACCCCAAGTACAACCACCTTTCTTTTCCCATTCATATAAATGAGTTCCTGCTCCTTGATAAGCCCACGAACAAGCGTTAGCACTAATAGTACGCCTAGGTAATGTTACACCTTCTAAGTCGAATGCAGATACTAGTTCAAAACTAACGTTCTGGCTGGACTCCTCAGTTACCCTATCCATAAAGAACACATCAGATGGGTACTCTACAGGAGGGTTTGAGTCTCCGGAACCGTCTTTTAAATACTTTCTAAGTGTAGTTCTTCTTATGACCTTTTTGCCTAGTAGGTCTTCGAAGGTTAACTTAATGTTTCCATTAGCTACATATATGGCACCCTCAAAAGAACTGTTGTCTAGAGTACGATACACATTGGCTATTGTTAGACTAGGTCTAGCTAAAGGGCCTTCTGAACTTGACTCAATCCCTTCAATATCAATAGGTATAACCTGATATGTATTTGTATTAGCAGGAGTAGTCTTATTACGGAAAGTTACTTTAGTCCCCGCAGAAGGTACTGCATATTCATTACATAAGTAAACCCAGGCTGTATCGCTTATCTGGATTTCGAACAGTTGTATAAGGTTCCCATCGGTTCCCATATCCTGTTTCT